AGCTTTGAAATCCGCTCCATGTTATGTAATGGATGTCCGTAAACTGTGCCGCGTTCGTGTATGAGCTTAGTAGCGGTTGCAAAAAACGCCTCAGTTGTTGTTGGCATCGATTTTGCTGTCTGTCATTCTGCGGTGCATGTCAAAGCCATCTTTACGGCCTTTCCAATAACCTGACTGAAATGCATTATCTTTAATTGTGGAGTAAACGCCCCACGCAATAAAATAACCGAGGACGCTATAAAGCACTATCCATGGTGCTGTTGTCTCTATCATGTAGCCCTACTTTCCATACCACAATTTGTGGCATAGCAATAGTGTGACATGTGTGTACGACTTTGTGGATTATTTAGGGCGTAGTTTGTATAACGATTAGGTAACGATGTTACCCGTAATACCGCCCTAGAGCTGTAAATGAGCCATCCTTATTGATTGGCACTAACGTGGGTGTTAGCGTCTTTCCTACGGCTTCTAGTATAGCAATACCCATCTGCCAATTTGCGCTTCCATAGCGGATATAAGAGGCTTTTTTTCTATCCATAAGATTACCTACCTCAACCCCATATAAGGGTCTGTAATGGCTTCCTATGGCCTCTGTATAGGCACTCATGCCTAGTCTATGGCTATGTCCTGCTATGACCGATTTGCCCCATTTTTTAGCAAGGTTAAGAGCTGTGATACCTGCGTGCTGACTCATGCTTCCCTCATCGCCATGGCATAGTACCCAACCAGGATGGAACTCATAAGCTGTTTTGTAATAGTCAATGCCCATAGATGCAAAGTCCATAAACTTAGGATATTGAAGCTCTGGTAAACCTATAAGACCAGGTGCTTTAAGTAGTGTGCTGTAAAGACGGTCTGTATGATTAGATCTTATTACCGATGCTTTTTTGCTGTACTCAGTAAGATCCCAAAGAATATCTTGACAAGCTGCACGATCTTCGTTAAGAGTCTGACTGTAAGCCAAAGGTGTGCCATCGGCCCACTTGCTAATTGTTTGAAAATCAATCTCATCGCCAACACATAAAACCTCGTCAAATTTCTCACGTCTTGCCAGTTTAATGACGTTCTTGACTGCATGCTCATGATGGTATGGAATTTGTAAATCGGATATTACTAGCCAACGCTTAATCTTCATCCTCTTCTGGAGTAGGAATAGTTGGGATAATGCCGTCTTCGCCTACGACCCAGTCGGGCATAGACGATGCGCTATCCATTAAATAGAGTGCGACGCTTTCTGAAAATCCAGCCTTACGTGCAGCTCTAAACATTTCATGCTTGGCAATATAAAACACTTCTAATTTAGTTAATGGCTCAGGTGATTTACGCACCACACGCCTATTGATCTTTTTTCGCTTACGTCTTGTATCAGCCATGTGTTTATTGTCTCTTAACTATTAGAGAATACAGATCATCAACACGCTGCTCTAGTCTATTCAGTTGATCCTTCATACTAGATCCACCATTAGGTTTTAACTCAGTTAAATAAGATTTAATAACCCATCGTAGAGCCACTAATAAACTGGTTGCTATAGCGCATGCGCCAACGCCTAAAGCGACCCACTCGTTGGGACTCATGCTTCATCTGCACCGAGGCCATAAGCACTATCGGATTTATCTAAAGCCCTAGCTGCTGGTCCTGCTAATGCTGCAACAATTACAGACACCGCTGGATCTAAACCTAATTCATTACTAGCTAAGAATGTTAAGAATGATACAAGCACACCCCTAAAGTATGATTTGAGTACTGCTTTTTGTTTTTCACTGATTTTCATATTTTACCCCCTAGTAGTGGTATATCAAACGGCTTGCTATCTTTATCGCCTAACTTTGTAAAACTAATATGTATGTGCTTTGTGTGCTTATTAAAACCTCTGTACTTGCGCCACTTGTAATTAAGAATCTTGCTAGCGATCATCCCATTATGAATTACGTAAGATATGCGCTTATCGGTTTTCGCACATTTTCTGATCTGGTCAGCCAGATATACTGAGATCCCCTCGGATGTATCCAAGCGAGAATCAACATCAATGGCTCGTACACACCCAGTTGCATCTGGATTATGATCCGATTTTGTGGCGGAATGACGAGCATCACCCACCCACCCATCACTGGTAGAGCGACGATCTGGGTACCAGGTATCAATCTGGTCTCTTAACTGTGTACCAGCTGCGCATAACCATGGCTTCATGACACAGGCTTCGGTGTAATTAGTTGCCAATTATTGTCGTATTCAATAGCATCATTATGTGCAGGTGCTAAAAACTCATCTGCTACTTCATCGTAAATGTATCCAATACCTGCAAATTGTTTTCTAATTTTGTTATTGTATGAAGTACGCTTACATGCTTGACCTCTAAAGTTTGCATACCAGGTCTCGGGATCTAATCCTTCAATAGTTTCTGTCTCATCAATACCGACTATAACCTCAGTAACAATATTGTTTTCATCTAAGAATGCATAATGTGCCATTAAGTCCAACTCACATTTCCAGTGCCTGCAGTTATTGTGGCTCTCTTATATCCACCACTTGCACTACTTTCGCTACCAGTTAAACCTGCACCTATAGATATTGTCCTAGTGTCTGGGTATCTAAGAATGACAACTCCTGATCCACCTGTACCACCAGTTTCACCAACGTTATTATTACCACCACCGCCACCACCGCCTGTGTTAGCTGTGCCAGGTTGACCAGAAGGATTTGTATTTAGATTAATACCACCTGCGCCGCCACCGCCTGATCCTGCAGTACCAGTTAAACCACCACCACCACCGCCATAAGTTACGGAAGATCCTGTAATGCTAGTTGCTACACCATTGCCACCAGTAGCACCTGACCCAGCGACACCTGCGCCGCCACCGCCACCACCTGAGTAAGTAGGCAGGCCTACACCATTACCACCTGCAAAACCTTGATTAGCAGTACCAGCTGCACCAGTTAAATTACCACTAGCACCACCACCACCGCCTGATCCGCCAACACCTGCAACAAATGGACCTGCGCCGCCACCGCCACCAGTTGCACCACCACCACCGCCATCGGAAGTAACTGTATAAAATACTGAATTATTACCACTAGCACCAGCTGTGTAAGCAGTACCACCACCGATACCGCCACCTGCACCACCAGCACCTATTGTTACTGTGTAGTTTTGTGTTAATAATAAATCTAAAGCTGATTCTAAAGATCCACCGCCGCCAGTAGCAGTTACTGTGCAACGTAATCCACCTGCGCCGCCACCACCACCAAAGCCACCGCCACCTGCTCCGCCAGCGACTACTAAGTAATCTACTGGGAAAGTATTAGGTGTGGTAGGTGTTATGAGACCAGCAATAATGTTACCTATCATTATCCAATAGCCCCTACTACGATCCAATTATTAGCAGCTGTCTTAATACATACTGCAGATTTATATTGTGTAAGAGTTGGTGATGCTGGCACTGCACCAGCACTTGATACTGTGGTAGTACCTGGTGTTACTGCGCTAATTGTTAATACGCCTACGCCAATACTTACAACTGTAATCGCTGTGCCTACTGGGAATGCTACAGATGCATCGGTTGGAATCTTAAACGCTACAGCTGTGGCTTTATCCATTAACTGTAATACTTGGTATTGATCTGCAAGTACGGCTGTGTAATCTGCTGTGTTAGCAGCACCTACTGTAAAGGTAATTAAACCGTTAAAAGTTGCAGCTGTTAATACATCGCCCGTGGCTGCTGGTAATCCTGTTGCCATTATATCCCCTTAATAAGATAGTACGTCTTCGCCTAAGACACCGTAATCTACGTTGCCTATTATAAACCCATCTATGACAGGTTCTAGTGTTGTAAAGGTTGTTTTCCAACTATTTGGTGTTATGTTCATACGTACACCAAAAATCTGTAAGGTTTTCTCTAGCAAAGATCCACCTGGCTGAGTAGTAATAATGGTTATAGGATCAAAGAAATCTAGGTCTAGGGCTGCTATTACACCTGTGTCATAATTAGGCGTGTATAGGTCTAAGACTATGGCGTCACATCGGATAGAAGTCTCAGCTCTACTAGCCACATAAGCCTGGGCATAATCTAGGGCTACGGCATCTGTCTGCATGAGTAGATCATTCAAAAAATAACTATGTAGAAAATACTTATCTATGGATGCTTGATTAGCAACTATCTGGGCTGTGCCACCAGTCCTAGTAATAGTGGCTTTATTAAATATAAGCACATCATTTAGTACCCAATTTGCGTCAAAGTAAACAATACCTGTGCCGTTATCTGCAAAGACTGTAGGTGTGCCTGCAATAGATCCAACAGTTACGGCTCTGTCTTGGAATACAAATGAGCCAGTAGCATCTACATACAAAGCACCATACTCAGAAGTAGCAACAGTAGTTAATGCTTGTAATGATGTGCGGTTAGTACCTGGATCTGCTTGCACAGTAGTAAGACCTGCATCTACGTCACGCATAGATACTGGCCAGTCAATTTCATCTAGTATTTTATTGATACGTGTGCCTGATAATTGTCCAGCAGTAGCATCTGTAACTGTGCTGATCTGTGCTAACTGGGCTAACCTAAATGCATCTACAGCTTGTATTGTTGTTATGGCTACAGTGTCATCGGACTCACCTGGATATGTAGTTACATAACTTGTAATAAATCCAGAGAATATAGGATAAGTAACACTGCCATAAGTTGCAGTAATCTGTACTTTTCGCATAGGTGTTAAAAGACCTGCGTAAGGCCCCGATAAATTCTGAGGGTTGAAATCGCCATTTTGATCTACGATGCGTAAAGTTAATGTGCCTGTTTGAAATTGATCTGATAATGCAGTACGACCTCTATTGGTTTCTATTCTGTTTACTTGATTAGACACATCAACAATTACAGATGCAGTATCAGCAAAGACGTTAGTACCAAAGATAGCCTGTCCAATTATTACAGCCTGCGCAGTGCTTGGGCCAGTACTAAAGTTAATTACAGCATTTATTACTGGTATTGGCATTAAGGTAATCCGCCATTAGGTGCAGTGCTATATCCATCACGCCCAGCCACCTGAATACTCTCAGCTACTAATTGTGCAAAGGCATTACCCGATGGCGCACTAACTACTAAATTAACATCTAAAGATCTATTGCCTGATTCTCTAGCTCTTTCTAATGATATTTGGCCAGCACTCATGCCAGCATAAGCGGATGATCCTTGTAATTGATTGCCTAGATTTTGGAAGTAACCTGCTGTTAATGGTGTAAATCCACCACCAGTCATGCCACCGCCTAAAGAAGTTTTACCAGATTCCTTTAATCTTTCAGCTAATATCTGTTGCGTACTCATATTAAAATAAGCCATAGTGCCGACTAATGATTCTGCTAACTTCTTAAAGTATTCAATAGTTGCATCGCCGACTGAACCTAGAGCAAGTGCTAACTTTTTAGCAGCCTCGGCCGCTTCCATCTCTGCTAGTAATTTCTTAGCCAAAGCTTCGTTATTGTCTAGGATTGCTAACTGTGATCTAAGGCGTAATTTAGTCTCTTCATCTGTAGCAGCGTTTAATGCAGCTGTAAGTCCTATGCGCTCTAGATCAAACTTATCTCGTAATGCATCTACGGCAGTTTTTTTCTTTAGTTGCTCATTCTCGGCTTTACGTAATGTAACAGCATTCTTAATTACCTGTGATTCTAATTTTCTTTGTTGCGCATTTATACGGCCTGCCGTTCTTTCTTGGCCGCCACGATCTTGCTGTGGCATAGCGTTTCTGCCTAATTGTTGCAAGCCGCCAATATAACCACCTAGGACTGGTATATTTTTTACATCAAATATATTGCCAACTCCAGGTACAGTTGTTAATTTTTTAAGTCTCTCAGCTACTATGCCTAAGCCTGTAATAACTTCAGCTGTGGCTGTGCCAAAATCTTCCATGTTTTTACTCAAGCCCTCAATACTATTATCATCGCCTAGTGCTGCTAAAGCATCTAATAAACTTTTACCTATAGTCTCAGATGCGTTAGCAGATGCAACTCTTAATAGATCCATCTTGCCTGCATAAGTATCTAATCTAGCCGCTGATTGACCTGCGAACTTTGTATTTAACTCTTCCATAATCTTATTCATGTCGCCAGTTTTTAGTAATGTTTTACTTAAACCAGCACCTAATCTACTAAGACCAGTAGTGTTACCTGCAAAGCCACGTGATAGAGCCGTAGTAACTTCACCTAAAGATCTACCTGTTGCAGCACTCACGTTTAACGCAGTGCTTAATGCATCTTGGCTTTTAGTTATAGATCCTGTTACCGTTAATAATCGTTGAAATGCTGGACGTAAATCATCATCTAGTACGCCCGTAGATTTTTGTAGATTAGCAATATACAGCTCTACACCCGGTGCGCTAAATTGATAGCCAGTATTCTTTAACTGTTGCTCTAATGACTTGGCGGCTTTCTCATCTGCCATAAACGCTTTGACTGCTGCTTTACTATATTTACTTAAAGCTGTAACGCTAAAGGCGGTGGCAAATACTTTGGCAAAACTTTTTATCTGTTTATCAAAGGCAGATACTTCTTTCTTAGCCTTTTTTAATCCTTTGTTATCAAAGGTGCTGAGAGCCGATACTACTAAGGTAGGCACAGTTATACTCCTGTAAATCCACGAG